GGCAACCAGACTCGGTTAACAGGATTATGAATAATGTTCTAAATTTCGGTTATCAAAAAAATTTATGAAGATAGAAAAAATAAAAACAGCCAAGCTGATACCATACGCACGAAACGCTAAAAAGCATGATGACAACCAAGTTGCAAAACTTGCAGGATCGATCCGAGAATTTGGATTTAACAATCCAGTTTTGATCGATAAAGATAACGGCATCATTGCGGGGCATGGTCGTGTGATGGCGGCACAAAAACTAGAATTGGATGAAGTTCCTTGCATTCGTTTGGGACACCTTACGGATATTCAAAGGCGAGCATACATTCTTGCAGACAATAAACTTTCTGAAATCGGAGGTGGATGGGATGAGGAAATGTTGGCACTCGAAATTGGAGAGTTGCGGGAGGTTGATTTTGATTTGGATTTGATTGGATTAGACGCCAACCAGATTGAATCGATCCTTAATCCGCCAGAACCAGTCACCGATCCAACTGCTGAATGGCAGGGGATGCCAGAATTTGAACAAGAGGCTAAATCTGCATTTAGAGAAATTATCGTTCGTTTTGAAAACAATTATGATTTTGAAAAATTTTCAAAAGTCATCGGTCAAGAATTGACTGAAAACACAAAATCAATTTGGTTTCCTAAACAGGATCAAGACCAAAACAATAGGGATTTTGTTTATGATACAAATCAAGAAGAGTAATGAATCCGCAATTTCCTGTTTATATCATATCAAAGGGTAGATGGGAAAGTCGGCTGACTTCTAAAGCTCTTGAGGAAATGAATGTTCCATATCGGATCGTCATTGAACCTCAAGAGTTCAAGAAGTATTCATCCGTCATTGACCCTCAAAAGATATTGGTCACTCCATTTAGTAATTTAGGGCAGGGATCCATTCCTTCTCGAAATTTTGTATGGGAACATTCAATGAGTGAGGGGCATTTATGGCATTGGATTCTTGATGACAATATCGCGGCATTTTCTCGACTTCATCTCAATAAAAAAACAAAGGTTTCAAATGGTATTTGTTTTAAGGCGACTGAAGATTTTGTTTTGCGATATAGCAATGTTGCAATCGCCGGTTTGCAATATGAAATGTTTGTTCCAGCAAGGGCAAAAGCTAAACCATTTGTTCTAAATACAAGAATCTATTCCTGTATTTTAATTCGGAACGACATTCCTTACAGGTGGCGTGGTCGCTATAATGAAGATACCGACTTATCTCTTCGTGCATTAAAAGATAAATGGTGCACGATTTTGATGCAGGCATTTGTTTGCAGGAAAAGAGCAACGATGACAATGAAGGGCGGCAATACAGATCAACTTTACAAGCAAGATGCAAATTTTGATGGCCGTTTGGAAATGGCAAAACATTTGCAAAGACAACATCCAGATGTTACTACAATTGTTCATAAGTGGGGTCGCTGGCAACATCATGTGAACTACTCAAGATTTAGAAAAAATATTTTATTGAAAAAAACAGGAATAGAAATTCCTGCTGGAATAAACAATTACGGAATGGCTTTAAAGCCTAAAAAATAATGGCAAAAAAAGACAATCCATCTTCAAATGATCTTCAAAAGAAGATTAGGGATGCTGAAGTTAAAAATATCCTTCAAAAATTAAAAAGCGGGAAAACTTTAACTGCAAGAGAAAGCGCAATCATTGATGATTATGCCGCAGGAAAAGATAATAGCGATAAAAAATTAACGCAAAGGGATGTTGCAAAAGCCTGGGGCATGACACAACCTAATGTTCACAAGATGGTAAAGGCAGGAATGCCAATGACATCAATGGAAGCGGCTGAAGCATGGCGCAAAAACTTTCTTGAACAGAATGGGCGTGGAAAGGATGCTCCCAAAGGATTGAATGAAGCAAGATTGCGTAAAACAATTCTTGAATGTGAGCGGATTGAATATGCACTTGCAATTGATCGCGGTGAGTATGTAAAAAATCTGGAAGTGCGAGAAGCTGGAATTAGGTTTGGTGCTATCCTTTCAGCAAAACTTTCTGCTCTTGTGAATGATGCCAGTGGAGCATTGGCAGGATTGGGAGAAGTAGAGTTGAGGAAGAAACTAAATGATCGGGTGCAGGGCATCTTAGGTGAAATGCAGGGAGAACTTTTGAAAGCATGATCAATCCATTATTGGAAGGCATTGCGGCAGGGATCAAGCTTGCGTATTCAGGGACAATTTTAGATTGGGCGGCTGAAAATGTAAACTTTCCAAATTCTGATCGTGCGAGCAAATTTGATCCGAGCGTTGCGCCATGGCTGAATGATCCATTACTTGCGGCAAGTGATGATGAGACAACGCAAATCTTTCTTCGTGCTCCGACTGGTGGCGGGAAGACAACAATGATGGAAACGATTGCGTGTTTTATTATCGCGCAGAAGTCAGGTCCAACATTATTTGTAGGGCAAACTGATGACATGGTAAAAGATTGGACAGAAAGTAGATTGCTTCCAATCTTTAATGAATGCCAACCAGTAAAAGAATTGTTCCCGCAAGACCGCCACGCGATGCGTAAAACTACAATTTTATTTCCTCACATGGTTATGTTTGCTGGTGGTGCAAATATGACTAACCTACAAGAAAAATCGATGCGGTATTGTATCGGTGATGAAGTTTGGAGGTGGAGGGGGGGAATGATTAAAGAATTAAAGGCTCGTCATCACGATAGATGGAATCGTAAAACAATTCTTGTTTCACAGGGTTGGGATGCAGGGCATGAAGCAGATGTTGAGTGGGAAAGTGGAACAAGAGAAGTTTGGGGATGGGAATGTCCGCAATGCAAAAAATGGCAACGATACCTGTTTGATTCAATACAATATGTTGCTGAACGAGACGAAAGGGGAAATGTATTTTGGGACAAGGTGCAAGATTCAATTAGAATGGTTTGTGAACATTGCAAACATGAATATCCAGATACCGCCGCTGTTCGCAGGGATTTATCTTCACGATCAAGCTACAAACAATTGAATCCGCATCCAGTTCGTGGACACAAATCTTACGAATATCCTGCTTATGGAGTTTGGTGGATTCCGTGGTTCACGATTGTTAAGGAATGGATTGAAGCAAATGATGCTAAAAATAGTGGGAACATCGAACCGTTAAAACAATTTGTTCAGAAACGAAAGGCACAAACTTGGCAGAATGAAATTACAAGTGACTTGCCGGAAATTTCTGTTGGCGATTTTTCCAAATCAGAATTTTTAGAAGGCCAAAAAATAGATAACGAGCATCGCAGATTCTTGTGCGTAGATAAACAGCGTGACCATTTTTGGTGCATCGTCAGGGCGTTTCGGATTGATGGATCCTCTATGTTGTTGCATGAATCGCGTCCGCTCACTTGGGAAACTATTGATGCAATTCAATCACAATTTGAAGTTCAGCCAAGATGCGTTGTTGTGGATGCCGGTTACGACACGCCGTTAGTTTATGAACAATGTGCGCGGCGAGGATGGACGGCATCGCATGGTTCGGGGCAAGATGGATTTTACCACATGGAGGCAGGTCGAAGAGTTAGAAGATTTGTTTCTAAAATTGAAGGCGCACAAGCGGGATCGGATGGATTGAAATGCGGTTACTTTTTTTATAGTAACGAAAAAGTAAAAGACAAATTAGCTTCACTTCGACAACCTGATACAAATTTAAAATGGGAAGTGCCGAGAGATGTTTCTGACAATTATCGAAAACAAATGTTGTCGGAAATGAAGAAGGATATTGTTAATGCAAAAACAAAACAAGTTGAACAGCGATGGATTCGGATTGGTGGAAGGCCAAACCATCTTTGGGATTGTGAATGTATTGCAATAGCATCTGCGATGTTGGCGGGAGTTTTACCGATTGGATCGGAATGATTTTTTTTGAAAAAATATATTTACAAGAATCAACATCTTGATAAATTAGCAACATCGAAGGGAATGAATCCCGACGAGAAAAAACCTAAAATAGAAATAGAAAAATGAAATCAATCAAAATCATCAGCCGCCACAATACACTTGCCGAAGCAGTTGCATCCGCAAACATCGACCTCAGCTACAACGAGCAATCTGCTAAACAATCAATCAAAAATTCCGACACAGGATTCAACCGAGATCGCGGTGTAACAGATGCATTTGTTTGTGAAGATGGTAAAGTCCGCTATGTCTATCAAGCGGACATTGCTTTGCTCCATGAGTTTACACCTTTTGTTTCTTGCCTTCATGATGGGCCATTTCAATTTTGGGGATTCATAGCAAGCACTATGGAATTACTTCAATTTGCTGGATGTGTTCCTAAAAACGGAGCTGAACGCAAAAAGATTCGGGAAGTTCAAAAAGGTAACGCCGCTTCAAATATTCAAATCCTTGTTGCCTAATTAAAATCAGCCAGAGGTTCAATCCCTCTGGCTTTTTAAATACTATATGAACATCGATCAACTTATCGACAAGCTTGCAAAAAAAGCTGAACAAGGACATTGGGTTCCTGCTTGCGGCGGGACTGAAACTCCATTCAAATCACGCAGTGGTAAAGTTTTACTTTACTGCTGGCAACCATCAACAGGTCGCCATGCCTATCTTGATTGTGGGACCGACATCATACTTTCCGACGAGGAAGCAAAAGCGGCATTAGCAATTTACTAAAATGCAAACTTTTCTACCATTCAAATCATTTTCAAAATCTGCGGCAGTTTTAGATTATCGCAGGCTCGGTAAGCAACGAGTAGAAGCTTGGCAAATACTTACTGCATTAACCAAAGGTTCAGGATGGCGCAATCATCCAGCAACTAAAATGTGGAGCGGATACGAATATCAATTGTGCGAATATGGAATAGCTATTTGTAAAGAGTGGATCCGCAGGGGGTATAAAGACACAATGCTTAATCGGTTTCAATCAGAAGCAGAATACTTCAGAAAATGCGAAAAGCCAAATTGGTTAACCGAAGAACTTTCAATTTCGCATCAGAGCAATCTGCTGAGAAAAGATTCTTTGTATTATTCAAAGCATTTTCCAAATATTGATCCTAATCTGCCTTACATTTGGCCTAAAACTTTCTGAAAAAAATTATTTACAAAAATCAATTTTGGATTAGATTAGAAATATCAGAAGGGATAACCCCTGATGATAGAAACCTCAAATAAAAAATAAAATGAAATATCTCCCAACACTTGATCTCTGGAATCCTTCAATTCAATCCGCTGTTTTGAACGGTCAAATTAAACTTCAATGCGGACAATGGGTAAAATGTGGAGGCGGGAAACCTTCTCGATTTGTTAAAACAACAGGTCGCAGTTTATGGGTAGCCCATCCACAGGGAACACCAGCTTTAACACGCAAAAGGTTCCTCTCACTTTGCGCATCCACAATGCGCGCAGATAGAAAAATTGATCTTTCGGGATGCACTGAAATCTAATTTTCGTTCTCCCCAGAACACCAATAAATAATAAACCTCAAAATAGAAAATAAAATGACAACATTAAATCAACTCAGCGCAATCGACGCCGCTCACGCAGCATCAAATACAAGCCCAAAGTATGGCTTTATTTCAAGCCGCGCAATTATCGACAACCTGCAAAATGTAGGATTCACCACTCGTCAAATCCAAATCCAAAAGGTCAACAAAGAAGAACGCAAAGGTTTCCAAAAACATGTTGTTCGGATGCGGCATGAATCTTCACAACTTGCCAAGGTTGGAGATGAATTTCCAGAGGTTGTATTGATAAATGCACACGATGGATCAAGCTCACTTAAAATGATGCTTGGTATTTTCCGTCTTGTTTGTTCAAACGGAATGGTGTCTGGAAGCATCCAAGATGAAGTAAAATTTATCCATAAAAGAGTTAACATCGAACTTATTCAAGAAGCAGCAACACGATTGATTTCCAATTCAACACGCTTAACAGATGTAATTGGAAGAATGAAATCAAAACAACTTTCATATCCAGAAAAGATTTCATTCTTATCAGAAGCTGCAAAAATTCGTTACAACGAGCCAGAAGAAAAACAAATCCAATCGCTAGATTATGTTCGCCGATATGATGATAACGGCGACAATCTTTGGAGGATATTCAACCGAGTGCAAGAAAATTTAACTCAAGGACGCCGATACAGCGGAATCCGTAAAATAACATCCGCAGGAACGGATGTCGCCGTCAATAGGGAATTATGGAATGTTGCAGAAGCATTCTTGAACTAAGACTAACAGCGGGAGGGGCAATCCCCTTCCGCATTTCTTAAAATGAATTATCCAAATTGGGCTTGTTGGGAATGCGGGACAAAGCATGGATCCAAAAAAGAAAAAGTTTCAACATGGCATTTCGGAAAGTGCGATGTTTGTAATCAAAACAAAAGTGTCACTCAACCCCGAGATTTTGGGCATTTTCAAAACTGGTTTAAGAAAAAAACAAAATGAACGATCAATTTGAATTTGAGTTTTCACCGACAAGCAGACTTGCAAAAAAGTTTGAATTGTTCCATGCCTCCAATCCTCATGTTTACTCCGCACTTGTTACCTTGGCACGGAGATTCAGGGCTAAAAACAGGAGCGCACAAACAGGGATTTCGATGTTGTATGAGGTTCTTCGTTGGGAATACTATCTGGCGACAGATAGCGAAGACGATTACAAGCTTTGCAACTCTTACAGGGCATTCTATGCTCGCCTAATCATGCAGAACGAACCAGATTTGCAGGGCATTTTTAACCTCAAACGATCAATTGCAGACAACGAATAAACAGAAAAATTGTACATTATGGAACAAAATGACTTAAATAATGCGTCCGAGACGCAGGATAACTTGAAAAAATTTAGCATCTTGAAAGATTTGGATGATTGCCCACTCCACCGAAAATCACCATTCGGGATAACAAATGTTACGCAAACCCAATTTTCCATTGCGCGATATTATGGAGGCATAAATTTTAATGGGAGTATGTATATTTATCATCCACATACAGATGAACTGATTCGTGAAGATGTTATGAAATGGAGAACAAAAAAAATAAAAGCAAAGTATGGAAAAAATAAGGAATTGCAGGGGGAAATGAAATGGATATAAAGTTAGCACAGCAAGAAACAATTACTGAATTGGTTTTGGAGAATCAAAAAATGAAACTGGACGCTCAACGGGAGGCAGAGCATCATGACCGAATGATTGGTGAACTTGAAAAAGTTTACAAATCACGCGACGAGTGGGCGACAATGTGCGGCAGATACAAACAAGAGCGGGATGAGTTGTTGCAAAAATTAGACGCATGGAAAGAGATTTCAGAACTCTTACATCACTTTGTAAATTATCCTGCAAATGGAGTTGAACAAGCAATTCAACGAGTTGAAGTTTTAGAAGCATACAAACATTTATCAAATGAAAAAACAAAGCGGCGGTAAACGGATCGGTGCTGGAAGAAAAAAAGGTTCTGGCAATGGAAGGCAAAAGATCAGCAAATCCATTTCGGCGTCGGAATCGTTTTGGAAAAAGATTGATTCTGTCCGTGGGGAGAAGTCAAGAAGTAAGTATATTGTTGATGAGTTGAATCGAAGCTATAAAATGCTTGACGCGATGAATGCAGTTTGCGATTACTGGACTGAAGACTGCTTGTTATCCAGACAATGCAGAGACGCAATAAAATATCAGAATTGACATAAGCAACAAATAAATGGGATTGCAAAAATCATTCTTTGGTTTGCCTCTTGCCACTTTGCAGGAATTGCAAACGGATTTCACCGCGTGTTTAAAAGCAATTGCCGTTGCAGGTTCATCTTATAGCATAGCAGGGCGTTCATTCACCAGAGCAAACCTTGCTGAAGTTTCTCAAACTCTAAAGGAACTTCAAGCGGCGATTGATTCTGTTTCAGGCAATCGCGTTAAGAGATTTAGTCCAATTTTCCCGACTCAAAGACCATGAATCAACCAGATATTATCACGAAAGCACTTTCGTTTGTTTCCCCGAAGCTTGCACTCAATCGAATGATTGAACAATCGAAGTTGCGGAACTTTGGAAGGTTCGATTCTGCTTTGACGAGTGAAAAGCGGGGTATTTCAAGGGGGGTTTCTGGTGGGGAAGATACTTCAGGGACAAGGGAAAGATATTCGCTTATTCGGGCGGCACGCGATCTTGCCGACAACTTCCCGCCTGTTCGTTCCCTGCTCTTGAAGTTTGCAACCTATGTTTCAGGGCGTATCGGCTATCAGGCAAGAACTGGCGACAAGGAAATTGATACGGCAATCGAAGCGTATTGGGAAAAGTGGTGCAACGAGTGCGATTTCTTGGGGCGGCATAACTTCACAACCTTGTTGCAGTTAGCAGTAATGGCAATCTTGCGGGATGGGGATTGCGGATTTATCATTGTGAGGGATAAAAAAAACCTCAAACTTCAAAGTGTTGAAGCTGACCGAATTGGTTCGCCATACGACAAGACCGACACGGATAAATATATCGGCGGCATTAACATTGATGATTATGGTCGTCCGATTTCATACACAATTTTTCAAAGGACGATCAATAATCAATACATCAATCCAACTGATGTTCCTGCAAAAGAGTTTATCCACATTTTTGATTCTGCTCGTTTAGATGAATATCGTGGGAGATCATCATTTGCAACAGCGTTGAACGCAACCAGAGACTTACAGGAGGCAATCAAAGCTGAAGTAATGGCAATCAAGTATGCTTCTTATCAAAGCGGCGTGATTACCACGGAAACAGGTGCGGCTGACCCTTCGGACTACTTCTCAAGAACGACAAACGATCAAGGACAAACAACCAGATTGCAAAGCATTGATCCAGCATCCGTAAATTATCTTTCTGCTGGTGAAAAGATGGAAATGTTCAAATCTGATCGGCCTACTGGAGCATTCGGAGAGTTTATTCGCCTGATTCAAGCTCATGTTTGCATGGCAGTAGGATTGCCATACGGATTCGCCTTTGACGCTGACAAAAGTGGCCCGATGGCGAGGATGGAAGCCGCAATGGCTGAAAGAACATTTTTGAGGTGGCGTGGATTGTTGGAAAGTCAATTTTTGAACAAGATAAAAAACATTGTCTTGCTTGATGCGGCTTCTCGCGGATTGATTCCTGATTCGGAATATCTTTTGGATGGTCGTTGGTCGTGGCCTGCAAAAGTTTCTATCGATTACGGACGCGAAGCGACTGCCGATATTGCGCTTTGGAAAGCAGGACTGAAAACTGCATCGCAAATTTACGGAGACAACGGAGAAGATTACGAAGAGGCATTGCGTGTTAGAGCAAAAGAAGCTTCAATGATTAAAGAATTAGGGAAAGAATATAATGTTCAACCAATTAGAATTTCTGATTCTGTTCCTGCAACTGCAATGGATCAAATTTACACGGAAAACCAAACGCCTCCGTTGATTGAAACAATCGGAACGCAAGGCGTTTTTGGCATGACTGGAGTTATTGCGTCTTTTTCCAAGGGAGAATTAAGCCCCGAACAAACTGCAATCATTCTTGTAAATGTTTTTGGAATGGATCAAAAATCCGCTGATCAAATTGTATCAGCACAAAAAATTGCAACGCCAATTCCAGAAGTCCCGCAAACTGAATCTGAATTAGCGGATGAAAATAAGCCGACACAAGGAATGATTATCGAGGCAATCAAAGGACTTGAGTGGCGTAGAAAATTTAAGCGTGGAGGAACATCAATCGGAGTTGCTCGCGCAAGAGATATTTCCAACAGCAAAAACTTGTCGGATGATACCGTTAAAAGAATGCACTCGTATTTTTCACGCCACGAAGTTGATAAAAAGGGGAAGGGCTTTACGCCTGATGAAGATGGGTTTCCTTCAAATGGTCGAATTGCTTGGGCATTGTGGGGCGGTGATGCAGGGCAAACTTGGGCGGCTAAAAAAGTAGAGCAAATGAATCGAGCAGAATAGCCCATAAATTGACATTCACGCCTTTGCATGGAAAGCATCAAAGGAGTTTCAATTATTTCAATCGGTGAAGCGAAGGGACATGGGCTTTATGTCGATAAACAAACTTTGATTGAAGTTAAAGAATGCGCTGAATCTTATCGAGGTGGTGTAAAAGTCAATCTTGATCATGGTGCAGGGATCAAGGACATCGTTGGATTTGTAAACAATTTTAGAATTGAAGGCGAACAACTGCTGGGTGATTTGAATCTGCTTGAAACTTCCCCGATGCGGGATTATGTTCTTGAAATCTCAAGCAAACTTCCCGACACATTTGGAATCAGCATTGCCTTTAGTGGTCCGATTGAGGAAATTGATGGAATCAGTTTTGCACGATGCACGGAACTTTACTCGGCTGATTTAGTTCAAACTCCTGCGGCAAATGCAACAGGGCTTTTTAGTTTTACTGCAAAGCAAGTTGACACTTTCGCCCAACAAATGCCCGAAGATACTGAAACACCAGAAATGCCGATGCCTGAAAAGGAATCGGGTGAAATCAACATCGTTGAACTTGCAAAACGCATGGACGCTCTTGAGGCCGCAATGCTTGAGTGCAAAGAAATGATGCAAAAAGAATCGCTTTGCAACTGCGAAAGCGAACAACCTGTCGCTGAACTTTCTGAAGTTTCTAAACTTGAAGCAAAACTTGATTCGATCATCGCCAACTTTGGCGCAGAACCAGTAAAAATTTCTGTTCCTGCTGAAGAGAAACAGGATTCCAAGGTTGATTTGAAGGAAATCATCCTTCAAAAGACTCAAGAACTCGGTAGCCGAACGGAGGCAATTCGCTTTGCAATGCGCAATCATCGGGACGAATACATTTTCGCCCGTGACAACAATCAACTCAATTTCTAATCTAATTTTATGGCAACACAAAATGACATGGGTATTCGCAGCTTCTCGTTTGCGAGTGCCGTCACAGCAAATAGCCTCGTTGCAATCAGCGGGGATAACGCGGCTCAAATTGCCGCAACTGGTGCTTCAGCAATTGGAGTGCTTCAAGAAGATGTTTCAGCAGGTGAAATGGGTGCCGTGAAACTATTTTTCCCGACTCAATTCGGCATCATCACCGCTGGCGCAACAACTACTGCTGGTAGTTCTGTTTTCGCTGTTACTGGTGGCGGCATCGTCGGTGCTTATGCTAATGCCTCAACCGTCACGCTTGGCGTTGCTATCAATAGCGGCGTTGCTGGCGATGTTGTGGAGTATGTTCCAAAATTCAACCAATAATTTAATATGATCTCATCTGTTAATATCCGCTCTGATATTGCTCAAGCCGTTTTCGAGGGCTTGTCCAATAAAAACAATATGTTCATCGGTGCTGAAGTGATGCCTGTTTATTCGTCTGATGTTAAGTCGGGCGTGTATCTCAAGCTCAACCTCGGCAATTCCGAAGCATTGAACGATGACACTCTCAAAATTGCCGCTGGTTCTGGGTATCCCCGCACAAGCCGCCGCTTTGATAGCGATACATTCGACGCAATCGAGTATGGTCTTGAAGAGGTTCTTCCTGACGCTAATCGTCGCGATCTGGATCGTTTCTTCGATACCGAAGTGAACATTGCCGCAATGCTCTTGCGTCAAATCCAAATCAGCCACGAAGCTCGCGTTGCTTCTGCAACCTTTGCCTCTAACGGCCTGACTGCAATTTCTGCTTCTGCCGCTTACACCGATGCCAACATCGGAACATTCGATGTTCCTGCTGATGTCGCTAACGCCAAGCTTGAACTTGCCAAATATGGAGTGCTTCCTAACACGCTTGTTATGTCGCAACCAGTTTTCGAGCGCATCCGCCGTTCGGTGAAAGTGCAAAACCAATTCTTTGGTGTTGTTCCTTCTGATCAAACTCGCCTCTTGAGCGAAGCAGAAGTTGCAGCCGCTGTTGGAGTTGATCGCGTCCTTGTGGGTCGTGCCGCTAAAAATACTGCCAAGAAGGGACAACCTTACGCTGGCGGTTTCATCTGGGGCAATACCTATCTGGCACTCTGCAATACCGTCGGTGGTGATTTCGCTGGTGGTGGATTTGGTCGCACGATCGTTTGGGCTAAAGATTCGCCCGTTCCATTCGTGTCGGAAACCTATCGTGACGATGCTCGCCGCGCTGATGTTCTTCGTGTTCGTCAGAACTCGGCCGAGAAGGTTATCGATGGTTCTTCGATCATCCGCATCACGACTGGGTTCATTTAAAAAATACCGCTGTTTTGTTTGTTTGGGTTTCATAGAAAAACCCCGCTCTTGCAAGAGGGCGGGGTTTTTGCTTTATTGACAGAATCGTCATTGTATAAATTATGAAACCAAAAAGAAGGCTTGTCGCTGGCCTAATATGCGGCAATGAGGAGGGACGCATCGAGCGATGCGTAAAATCACTTCAGCAAATTTGCGACGATATTGTTATTGTTCGTGCAATCGGATCACTTGAACCTGATAAAACAATCGAGATTGCAAAGGGGTTAGGTTGCCATTGCTTTGAATACTTCAATCAGCCTCTTGTTTCGGACTGGAAACATTTAGATGATTTTGGCAGAGCAAGGAATTTTGCTTTTGAAAAAGCTTACGATCTTTCTGGAACTGATGGATGGGTTATGTGGGCAGACTGCGATGATGTTATTGAGCCAGAAATGGCAGAACCCCACTTGAAAGCGATTGCTGAATGTCCTGATGATTGCGATTGGATTCTTACAGATTATGTAATTCCAGAACAAAACAAACGATCACCAAGGGAAAGGTTCTTTCGTTTCAAAACTGGTTGGTGGTATCGTCCAATTCACGAAAATGTTCAACCCTCCAAGGATGTTAAGGTTCATATTCGGCGCGATCTTGAAATCGTTCACAAACCAGCACAAGGAAACCGCAACAGCAATGAAAGGAATATGCGGATTCTGATGCACAATGATAAAATGTCATCGCATTACAAATTTTATCTTCATTACGAGAACTTCATTTTTGGAAAGAATGAACTTGCGGCAAAGTATGGAGCAGAAGCTTTAGCAATGCAGGATTTGGATGGAGTGCATCGTTACGAAACTCTGTTGAATTGTGCGAACCTTACATCTGGTGAAGTTGCTTTGAATTTTGTAAAGCAAGCCAAGACTCTTGAACCAAAAAGGCGCGAAGCGTATGGGTTGGAAGCTTCAATTTTGCTTGACCTGAAAAAACCATACGATGCCTTAAAAGTTGCAAATCAAATGACGGAAATTCCTGTTCCTAAATTTCCGCAATGGACGCATCGGGCTGAATGGTATGGATGGAAGGGATACCAACTTTTGGCGTGGTGTTTGCGGTCATGCGGAAAAGAAGATCAAGCGTCAATCATTGAAGGCAATGTTCTAAAACATTCAAAGGGAATAAAGATTTCATTGCTTCACGCAACAAGAGGGCGACCAATCGAAGCAGTAAAGGCAATGACAATGTGGTTCAATCGAGCTAAAAATCCTGAACGCATTGAACATATTTTTGCAGTTGATAAAGATGACAAGACTGCAAATGTCCTTCATCGTTTTAAGAAAGTTGTTCAATTTTATGATGGGTTTTCTGTTGGAGCATGGAATATGGCCGCAGATAAATGTTCAGGTGACATTCTTGTTCAACTTTCTGACGATTGGGAATGCCCGATTGGATGGGATGAAATGATTGAACAGCGGATTGACCCAAAAAATGAAAGTGTCCTTCAAATTTCTGATGGATACAGAACAGATTCGTTGCTTTGCATGGCAATCCTGACTCGCAAATATTATGAAAAAAATGGACTCTTCAACCCAGTCTTCAAGAATGTTTATTCTGACACCGATTTCACATTTCGTGCGGCAAAAAATAACGCAATTATTGATGCTCGTGACATTACTTTCATTCATCACCATCCGTTTTGGGAAAATCGTGCGCTTGATGATACCTACCAAAGAGGAAATAATGAAAGCGAGTATGCAAGAGCGAAAGAAATCTTTGAAAAATTGCATCAACAATGAATAAAGATGTTACTTTGATTGTTTTTGAAGGCGTTGAATCGCGTTACAAAAGATCAGAAAAGCTTTTCAACCATCTTCTCACTCTTGGAGGATTTGGAGACGCTGTTTTTATTGCGGCTAATTGTAATTACCAACAGGCTATGCAATGGGAAATTGGGAGGTTTTCAGAATATGTGAACACTTCTCATGCGTTAATTTGCACTCATGATGGATTTATTTCCAATCCTCATCTATGGGATGATGAATGGATGAATTACGACATGATTGGTGCGCCGTGGCCAATATTCTGGAATCTATCGCATCGTGTTGGCAATACAGGATTCACTTTACAATCCAAAAAGTTTTTAGAGACAGCCAAACTTGCAGAACCTTTATGGAAAGGCGAAGCAGGAGATGTTTTCTTGTGCCAGATAATGGAAAGCAGATTTAGAAGATTAGGAATAAAATACGCACCTGTCGAAGTTGCGGCAAAATTTTCTTGGGAACATCACATTGAAGAGGGAACTGCAACCAGAGAAAAATCTTTTGGATTTCATGGATGGGTTGCAGGAAAATCACCAGAGCAATTTTATACATTTTGAAAATTTTAATTGTTTACCATTTGCGACTTGGAGATATAATCCGATGCCTTCCAATCGCTGAACACTTTAACAATTTAGGACATGAAGTTTATTTTGAATGTAATCGAGAGTATCACAATTTATTTGAATTGGTGGATTATTGTATCCCACTTGATCCAAATGTTGACCATAGTTTGTTTGATCGTATTATTGATCTGCAAATTTGGCCTGAAAAGTTTCAAGATTTTTCTCAATCCCCGCTGAATTGGTTTGATTATGTTTACTCGTTGTTTGATGAGGGATTTGATATTGATCGAACAATCCATTTAAACAATCCAGCAATCATCACTCCACCAGAATTACGGAAATCTGTTCTTTGTTTCCCGACTGGATATTCTCAATCTGTAAGAGTTGATCCAAAGGAAGTAATTACAATTGCTCATTTAGTAGCGAAGGGGCGACCTGTTATTTGTATCGGCAAGAAAGAACATGGATTCTTTGAGTTAGATTCAGTTGAATATCTTTGCGCTTATATTCGGGATGCTTCAGAAGTAGTAACAATCAATTCAAGCCCATCCATATTATGCTCTGTATTTCGAGAGGAATGGTTTCACATTTGCCAACCTGCAAAGGAAGATTTTTACCATCCAAAGCAAAAAAGGTTAGAACTAAAATATCAAATTTGACGGTAATTCCTAATTGTGGGGCTTCTCGATATTTTACAGAACGATTTGTATGGAATGATGAATGATTTACCTATCGGGGTAACATTCCAAGGACATACATTTATGGCAAATCGTTCAGCATATCGAAGAGACAATTCCTTGCGTGATGGTGGATTCTTGGACGGATTAGCAATGACAATAACAGCCGCATATGATTCCGTCACTCAATCAATTTCATTGGGTGATACTCTCGTTATCGGAGCAAGAAAATTCCGAGTGACTTCAGCCGAACTTTCACAAGATGCCGTTAGCGTTGATTTTAATTTGGAGGATATAAATAAATGAGTATGTTTTTTGATGGGGAAGAGATAAAGGATTTGCCTTTGCGGACTGAAATTGTTGTCGGACCAGCAGGGCCGACAGGAAATCAAGGCGAAAATGGAATCGGTGTTGTTACAGGTGGATCAATCGGTCAAGTTCTTGCTAAAAAATCAAACGATGATTTCGATACGGAATGGGTGGATCAAGGCGGGGGAATTTCTTCTGTAACATGGGGATCAATTACAGGATTTCTTTATGATCAAATTGATTTACAAGATGCTTTAAATCTTAAAGCCCCATCAACAAATATTCCAGTTTCATCAATTACAGGATTAGCAACCGTTGCAACATCGGGAAGCTATTCCGATCTTTCAAATAAACCAACATATTCGGATGTTGGTGCTGCTCCTGCATCTGGCATTTCTCCAAGTGCTATTTCAGGAATTGCAGTAATTACTACCGATCCAAGATTGTCAGATTCAAGAACGCCAACAGGATCAGCTGCTGGCGACTTGAGCGGAGTTTATCCAAGCCCAAGTGTTGTTAAACTTCAGGGATATTCTGTTTCAGCTACAAGCCCCGCAAATGGTCAAATTTTGCAATGGGGTGGGGAGTCATGGTTGCCAGCATCAATCCCACAAGGAGGTTCTGGCGGTGGAGGGCTATCTTATTTTTTAAATTTCAATGAATCTGCAAATGGCGCAATAACTGGATTGCCGACTTCTCCGAATTCTCCTAAAAGATTATCAAGGGAAGGAACAATCACGCAATCGAGTTATACATCAGGTCATCTTTCTACAGCAAACTACGACTTAATTGCTGGATTTGTTAGCGATCCACTTGATCCAAATGTTACACAAATTCCTGCTGGATTGTGGGATTTCAATATATGGGCATCATCGGATGCAAATAATTTGAATCAAACACTCATGCGGTTGTTTGTTTACAAATATAACGGATCAACAACAACATTGTTAGCTGAATCTGATGATATTTTTATCTACGACCCAACCGTAACCGCTCAATATATTGCATCTGTTGTTTTGCCTTCAACATCAATTCTTGAAACAGACAGGATTTATATTGAGTTGAGAGGAAAAGGAGCAACCAATAATAGAACAATCACAATATTGTTTGGCGGTTCTACTCCTTCGCATCTTCATACAACACTTCCATCAGTTGCAGGAACAGGCGTTGTTAAGGTTGTTAATGGAGTTTTTCAAACTCCTGCAAACTTAATTTTTGATGCCGATGTAGATGTTTCTGCTGCAATTTCTCAAGGGAAAATTGCAAACCTCATAACCGATTTAGCAGGTAAAGCCCCATCAACAGGAATTTTACCGAGTGCAATTTCTGGAACAGCAGTAATTACAACAGATTCAAGACTTAGCGATGCAAGAACTCCATTGCCTCATACCCATCCGCTTTCTGAAATAGAGCAAAGTTCGGCAATTACTGGACAAGTGCCAATGTGGGACGGAACAAATTGGGTTGCGACAACATCATCAAGCACAGGATCAAATATTCAAATTTTCACAGCAAGTGGAACTTGGACAAAACCAGCAGGAGCAAAGTCAGTTCAAGTCCAACTTGTCGGTGGAGGTGGAGGTGGTGGTTCTGGCCGTAAAGGCGCAGCGGGGTCCGCTCGTTCTGGCGGAGGAGGGGGTGGCGGTGCTGCTGCAACAATTTATCAAGTTGACGCATCCACATTAGAGGAAACCGTTGCTGTTGTTATTGGGGCAGGAGGGCTTGGTGGAGCGTCACAAGCAACTAATTCAACCAATGGATTGATTGGCGCAGAAGGTGGAGATACAACATTCGGAATCTTGCGTGCTCGCTGTGGATTTGGAGGAACTGGAGGAACTGCTACGACTGCGGTTGGAGGCGCGGGTGGTCCAGGTCAATTTACTGGAGGTTCAGGAGGAACTGGCAGCGGGTCTACTAACGGAACTAATGCCGTAGGTGCAGCTTTTATCTCTGGCGGGGGTGGTGGTGGTGGAACAAATGCTTCCAACACGAATGTTCTTCCCACAAACGGAGGTGCTATCTCCTCAACAACACTTGCTGGTGTTGGTAGCGGGACTTCGCCAACTCCTCATGGACTAATAACAACACTCGGTCAAGGTGGTGGTGGTGGCGCGGCTTCACAAGTAGGCAATGCAGTAAACGGTCCAGCAGGCGGACTCTACGGAGGCGGCGGAGGAGGTGGCGGCGCGGCAACTGATGGCGTTGGTAACTCTGGTGCTGGAGGAATTGGCGCAGATGGTTTAGCAATCATCACAACCTATTTTTAATTATGGTCGAACGATATGTTATTTTAAACGAAAATGGAGGATGGTTAGAAAATACTATTCTTTGGGACGGAAATACAGAAACATGGCAACCTCAAACTGGAACGATTGTTAAACTTGAAAGTGAAGTGGATTTAGTATCACTCCCGCAAAATCCTAACAAAGATGAATGACTATACATTAACACTTGAAAAGGCATTAAGTGATGCCTTTATTTTAGCAGTCCAACAACAGATTCAATCAGGGTTAGTTGTAACTGATGTTGAAAGTTTTGGGCTTGTTAAATTGCCAGCATGTTTTGTTAAATGCACTCGGCAACAAGAAAGTATAATCAACTCGGCAATCTTTCAATTTTTAGTTGATATTTCTTTGGTTGTTCAGGCTGATGATACTGATGCGTTAGCATATGAAAATTTGTGGGCGAATGTTTTAGCGGTTGCTTACGATATAAATGGGTTGAAGGCATCGTTAAATTCCATTCGCCCACAATATGCCTTTGTTTTTGGAATCCTTCGCAATGCTGGTGTAACAATGGCTGTTAATGATCGGCACAGAGAAAAGAGCGTTTCCCTGACCGTTCATGCGGCATTGTATGCAAGTTGACATTTTTTACAAGATATGGCCGCAACCGTTATTACTTCTTCTGTAGCTTCTGGTGTCGAGTTTGGACTTCTTCAAGAAACTGGACTCCTTCTCAACTCTTTCAGCCGTTCAGTTCAATCTGATAAAGCGACCGTCATGGACGCTCTTGGTGATACCGTGGCTGTTGCATATTACAACAAGACCGCAACGATTTCCCTTCAGGGTGTTGTTAATGGTGGCGTTGATTATCAACTCGCAAACATCCTGACACTTGCTAACGATACAAGTTCGTTTGGTGTTTCTGGTGGTGCAATCATTGTTGATTCTGTTTCTGAAGAAACAGGTGCGGGAACATTCAAGACCATCAATGTTTCTGCGACTCAATATCCAGAGATTGTTTAAAATTCTAAAGCCGATGCCCCTCGGCTGAAATAAGGGGCTTCTCCTATAAATATGAAACTATTTCAAACAATAAATTTAAAAGCGGCAGTTGCACTCGCAACGCTGGGATTTAAACCTAACAATCCACCTGTTACGAGGATTGTTCGCCAAGACGGAAAGGAATCAACTGTTTTCTGGTTTGATTGCATAAACGACAAGGGACAAGATGCCTCGGAAGTTTATCGCGCAATGACCAAAGACGGCGAGGAACTTGAACGCAAAGACCCTGAAAATCCAATCTGCTATATCCGTGCGGCTCTTGCCAATCGGGATGTTCTAGTTGAATTGATTCGTGATACTCCACGAATTATTGAAATTGAGCGAGACGGAAAAAAGATAGCAATTTCAGAAAAAGCATCAATCCAAACCAAGAAAGAAATGTCTGCATTTCTTTAATTCAATATGTCGACCTATAGAGAAGTTTGCAAATGCCCTGAAAAGAAAAGTAATGATAAAAAAGTAAGTAAAAAAGATAATCGTAGCAATTCACAAAAAACATCTAAAGGCGCAAGTGGAAATAAGGGCGATAGGGGTGAAACGGATGCAAAAACAGGACAAGAACGACCTAAAGTAGAACCTAAAAAATTGCCCTGTATTACAGGGAAATGTGGCAAGACTGGAAAAAAAGGCAAATCAACAAAAAAATAATTTATGAAAAAAAATAAAGATAATGAACTGCTAACTGATGATGAAATTATTCGTGTTCAAGCATTTGAAGACGGAGATAAAAAAATTGGCAAATGGCAGTTGAGGCCGATTACTGCACTTTCTATTTCGTGGATGCAACGGCACAATGTTTTTAATGATGACAAGGATATGATCTGGAAAGCCGCCGCTTTTGCATTCTTGCATTCAGTCCCATTTGAAGAAATTCGGGGATGCGTTAAAGACAAAGAAGCTTTTATTGATGCAGTTGATTGTTGGATTGAGGCAAACATTGTTCACCATTCAGAAATTGAGGGGATCACTACTGAAATGAATCATGCGTTTTCAATTTATACAACCTCGCATTCGACTCAATCAAAATCCAAAAAAGGTTCTTCCAGTAATTCAGCATTGGGAAACTAAATAGCCCCAACTGGCTTGCTGGTTATGTTTACAAGATTGCTAAAATAACTGGTTGGGGCTTTCGAGAGATTATGGAAGGATTGCCATTTGCGGCAGGTTTGCAAATGCTTCACGCTGACGATATGGTGAATGGCGTTTCACGCGAATGGAATAAATCAGCAACCTTAAAAGAGGATGTTGACGCACTTGCCTTTATAGAGCAAACACTTTCGCGTCATGCCAAAATTCAAACTTGAGAATCTAAAATTTGAAGAACTGATCAAGGACTATGCCGAAATTCGGAAAGTCACAATTCCTGATGCAGTTGTTTTGAATGCAAGGTTGCTTTGCATTGAACTAGCAAGACGCACGCAACCATTTGGAACTTCTGATGAAAGTGGTAAAGCAAGAGTTGAAAAGGATATTGGGAAAATAATCAAAAAGCCTGATTATCTTTCTGATATGGTTGATTATATCAAGAGTGATAAACTCAAGGCCCGATTCAAACGCCTTCTTTCTGCTGGAAGATATGATATAATTGAAGAAATTTTTAAACGCATTGGATTTTTGAATAAGTGGAAGGATATTCAGTTCATTACATCGTATGCAAATATCCATAAAACCAATCGTAATAAAAATACAGGTAGGACATACGGGCGCGCAGATAAATTGTATGTTGGGGATGAATCAAGCCTTTCATCATATATTGAGGAAATTCAAAAGCGTGTCGGATTGTCGAAAGCAGGATGGGCGCAATGCGCTTCTCTTTTGAGAAAAGTAAATAAAGGCAACAACCTAACTGGATTTCCTTCATTTGTTAAGGATGCGATGGAGTTATCTAAAGGCGACATTGTTGATAATACAGGGAATGAATCTTTCCCTTCTGTAAAACTTACAAACCTTGTTCCTTGGGTTGATCGTATTTGTCCACCGAGCGAACAAGTTGCTGCGCTTTCTGTTGTCGGAACAAAGATGAAAAATCAAATGGCAAGGATTTTAAAGAAACGAGAGAAAACTTTAACGGAATAAAAATATGGCTGATGTAACGGTTGAATTTGGTGCAAAGGATGTCGGGCTTGAAGATGTTTTAAAGACTCTTCAAACCGAGATGAATGGGTTAAAAGATAAGTTGAATGCTGGTGGATTGGAGATGGAAGAGATCGAATCCACGATGAAACGCATCGGTCAGTTGCAAGGTTTGGAGAAAAAACTAAAAGAAATCGGCGGCGAAAGCGATGCGTTAAACCCCAAGCTTGATGGCTTGAACAAAGAGATTACGCAAACAGGTGATGAGAGCGTTAAATCTGGAACAAAAGCGCAAGCAGGTTGGAAGGATGTTGCAATTGGCGCAGGTATTGCCGAGGTTGCTGTTAAGGGGGCAATGCTTGCGGCAGAATTGGCGTTTAAAGCGGTTACAGCGTCACTCGATACTTTTAAGAAAGCATTGGATTTAGGAGGCGAATTAACGGATATGTCCGAGCAAACAGGAGTTTCTGTCGGTAAATTGTTGGAACTTCAAAGAGCCTTTCAAAATAACGGAATTGTTGCTGATAATCTTCAACCAATCTTTGGAAAGATGCAGAAGGCAATTGTTGATGCGGGTGATGGAACAAGTGGAGCAGCTCATGCTTTTTCAAAATTGGGGATTTCTCTTTCAACTCTTCAGGGAATGTCACCAGACGAGCAGTTTAGAACATTAGCAAAAGCTATTGGTGGGATACAAGACCCAGCGGAAAGATCAGCAGTTTCAATGGAAATATTTGGGAGAAGCGGTGGAAAATTGACTGGATTGTTTCAAAACTTTGATCAAGAAATCGGTAAAGCAAGCTCAGAACTTGGAACATTCAAAAGCATAATGGAAGCAAATGCAGGGAGTTTTGATACAATTTCCGACAATATCACGGTTGTTAAAGGCAAATTTGTTGAATTTGCTGCTGGTATTTTGGACAAAGCAAAACCTGCGCTTGAAGCGATTACTGAAGCATTAAAACGATTTGATGCTGCTAAATTTGGGCAAGATTTAGCGAATGCTTTTTTGGGTGGAACTAAGGCAATGGATGGTTTCGGTGCGGCTTTAAAAGCTATTGAAGCGGGGGATTTGGGGAAGGCATTTGAACTAATGTTTGCATCTATTGTTTTGCAAGTTAAGCAAACAGGAAATGAAATATATAAAAATTTAGTTGCAGCATTTACAGCATCAGCAGAAACAATCGGAGATTTGTTTGATTCAAGTGGTGCATTGATGACATACATCAAAGGAGGATTTACAGCATTGGGATTATCTGCTGGTGGAGCAATTGCTGATGCACTTGCTGATGCACTCCCTAATGATTTGATTTTTGGTGGCCTAAAAAAGTCGATGAAAGAATTTGCTGAAACAGCAAAATATGATTCAGAAATGCTTTTTGGAGCGATGGCTCACGATACTGAATCTTTAAAAACTCAATTAGTAAGTTCAGGAAAAGCATTCCCTGAAAGTTTTCAAAAAGCTTACGATTCAACTCCCGCTTTATTTGATACTCAAACGGATTTAAAAAATATTGATGAACTAACAAAACAAGTTGCTGAGTCAGGTAAAAAAATAACCGTTGAACATTCTGCGGCTGAAGAAGAAGCAAGAGGATACTTTCAAGAATATATGAAATGGTCGGCAGAGCAAGAGCGTGCCGCAAATGAACAAATTGCCGCTGAAAAGAAAAAAGCAGCAGAGCAAGCGAAAGTTATAGATGCAAAACGAGATGAAGCAAATTTAGATTTGCAGTTAGCAAAAGCGAAAGCAGAAGGCAATGATGCTTTAGTTACTCAAATTGGTTATCAAAAATCCTATAATTCTTATTTAGAAAAAGTAAAAGGGTTGATGCCTATCGATGAGGCAAAACAATGGGCGGCAGAAATGGCAAGGTTGGATAATCCATTGAAGACCGTTAAACAAGAATTAGAAGAGATCGCACAAAAGAAAATTGATAATCCTGTTTTGAATATGAAAGATGCTGCTGCTAAATTGAAAGGCGATTTAGTACTTTTGAAAGATTATATTGGCGGTGATTTATCGAATGTAAGCGTAATGGATTTAGCAAAAAAATTTGGAGTCGATACATTTAGAAAAGATTCTCGTCAAGTGATGGATGAAATTCAAGGTAAATTAGAGCAAATCAAAGATTCGCCTATTGATATTAAAGGTAAAATTGATGAAGTTGGATTGAAAGAAGCACTCACAGACATAAAAACAGATGTTCATGCGGAATTTAAAGGAGGGGATGCAAATGCAAATGGCGGTGAAGGCGGTGAAGGCGGTGAAGGTGGTGAAGGTGGTGATTTTACGGAACCTGAAAAATTTGACGATAATACAGCATTGAACGCAATTATGAATGGTGTTAATGAAATTAAAATTGCAGTTCTAAAAATAGAACCTAAACTTCCAGTTGCAGCATTAGCATAATTATTATGGCATTTCAATATTTCGGGAAATCAACCCCAATCGAAAAAGGAGACAAAACGGTTTCCACTTATTCAAGTGGGCTTTGTCTTGTTCAACAATCGTATGTGATACGAAAAATTGATGAGGAAATTTATCGCAATGAATTTGCTTCAGGTTCAACGCTTGATATTGTTTCTCCTGCTGTTGATGGGTTGTATATTTTCCCTGAACCGCAATGGCGCGATAGTGGAAATGGATTCATGGAAATTGCAATTTCTGCTTATGGCCGATCAAATACAATTGGCAAAACAGAGATTTCAGCAATATTGCGAAATGTGCAACTTAATTTAAGAAATGTGACTTCAGATATTGTGAGTGTTGAAAGAACAAATGCTATTGTAAGCTATCTTAAATTAAAGGTTGTAGTTCAATCTGGCACATTCCCAGAAATAAATGTAAGTGATTTAAGGGATTTAATAATAATTAGGAATAGTGATGGAAGCGATTTAGAGCTTGCGGGTTATACAACAAGTGTTTATTTTAATTTAGCAATTACAAGATATGATATTACAAATTTTGGTTATTGGGATGAATTAACAATAACAATTGAGCCAGAACCAGTTATCATAACTCGAAAAGTAATTTGATATATGGCATTAAATCTTCCAGTCAATTTTGAACCTCTTGCGCAACAGCCAAAAAGCTCAGGTGGTTATCCTGTTCAAATCAGAGCAAGTGATTTGATGAAGAATTTTGTTTATTGTCTTTTGGATACTAATGATGGATTAACAGAAACGACAACAGGGCAGGGCAGTTATCAAATGAGAAAATTAAAAATTCCTAGTCCACCAGGAAGCGGAACTCATGTTCTTGGTGTTGTTGATGGAGCAATGCAATGGCTTTCTACAGAAGATTGTTCTGAACCATGATAATTGGTCGCACACCAAATAATAAAATAAAAATCTTAACTAATAATCCCCTTGGATTACGAGTAGTTGGATGTAATTGTTGCAATCCTTGTGGATGGCAAACAGAAAGAAATGTTTTTGAAATAACAAAAGAAGAATATGATATACTGCAATTAACTAATACTTGGCAACTAAGTTATAGTTTTAGCAACCCATATATTTACACACTTAATGGAGCGTATTTTCTAGGGCAAACTTCAGGACAAGCTCAATCTGATGTTTCAATCACTAAAACTGAAGATATGGATGCTTGGAATGCAGGTGTAATTATAACAGGAAGTGGCAGTTGGTCTGCTCAAAATCCTACCCCATTTTATTTTGATATGATTGTTGGAGCAAGATTTGCTTACAATACCTGTATAAAAAATGCAAAATATTATGTAAAATTTTTAGCAAGCGGAGGAAGTTTTGGAGGATTTACTAACAATTTTTCTACAGACCCAAGCATATATTATCCGCCTTCTACCGTGCCCGCTCAATTTAATTTAAGTGCAAATGGGAATACTCTTTCTGGTATATTATTTTGGCGGGGATTAGATAGTGGTGATAGTGTTTACAATTTTACTGCAAATCTAATTGCCCCTCCACCACCATAATTTTTTTAACGATGAAATGTTCTTTTTGGTCAAAAATACATCCAGTTTGCAAACTTGGATTATATGGAGGAATGCCATCATATGGGATATGCGAAAAATGTATTTCTAATAATGAAAATAATGAAAAATTTGCTAAAGAAATAAAGACAAGATTTGAAAAGTCGCATCCATCAAATGTAAATACAATATCTGGATGTTGTGATTCTGCTCAAAATTATATTGATAAAATTTAGAATTTGACAATCTATCCTAATAAATGGCACGCGATCTTTTTATTGATACAACGAATCGGCGTTTAGCAGTTTCGACAACTAATCTTGCACCTGCCACAATTCAGAAATTTGTTAGGGGAGATACAGGCGTAATCAACTTGTATTTTTTGGAGGCAACAGGGATTATCAACAACCCATTTAGGATCGTCGATAATTCTGATTCTACCGTAAAATTTGCAATCGGTTCACGAACTGGAACTCCTACTGATGGAACATATACGCTTTCATTTTCAGCCCAAACAACTGGGGCAATCAATTATTCTGCAACTGCTGGAACATTGCAGAGTGCGTTGAGCGGATTGTCGACGATTTCAGCGGCAGGCGGCATTGAGGTAACAGGATCACCAGAGACAACATTTGTTTTTAGATTTAAGAACAATGGCGACCAAGCCGCAATTACCGCTAATACTTCTCAACTAATTCCTTCAACAACTGCAAGCATCAACACTCGTCTTGCAGGAACTCCAACTTCAAGGGAAATTCAAGATATGCACTTGCGATTAAATCCTGCTGTGCTACAAACATCTTGGTCAAGTATTGGGACAACTATCACAGCAACAGTTGAAACAATTGTAACAGGCAGCGAATTTGTAAGTGAGCTTCAACAACTTTCATTTTCACGGAATCCAAGTTCTGGTTCTTTTAGATTAACAATGCCATCACAACAAGTTGCTGTTACTGGAACTATAGTAGATGGATTATTTAATACAATTGAAAATCATGGGCTTTTAGAAGGCCAGGTTGTTACGATAACAGGCAATTGGACAAATTTAAATGGAGCAGACCTTAATGTTCCTTATCAAATATCAAGAACTTCTAATCCTAAATCCTTTTATTTATTTGACCCTAATATGGACATGATAATGGATTGGATTACAGGATCTGCAATTAGTGGGCAAAGTTTTATGCAAACGCAAGAACATACAACTACTTTGCTTGATCATAATGCTTCAGAATCTGAAATTCAAAATGCATTAAAAAATTTACCATCAATTGGAACGGGTAATGTTATTGTAAATGGTGCAGAAGGTTCATATTTTTATATTAACTTTATTAATGTTAAAGGATTTACAAATTTACCGCAATTAGTTGTTACGAATTTCCTGATTGGAGCGGCTGCAAAAACTGCCAGCGTTGATTTTACTTCTGCTTCTTTGCGTGACTTACTGGAAAATAACCTTCAGGCGACACTCGATCTTGAAATTGAACTTACGGATGCGAATGGAATCAGCACGATGATTTTGACTCCCTGCATCGTCCAAGAGCAATTGATTTACTAAAAATGGAACAGCATCAAGCAACTTTTATCGGACTAATCGCAACAGCAGGAAGCGTTACCGTTTCACTTCTTCCAGAAGTTGAAGCATGGTTGCGCATTCTTTCTCTTGTTATCGGGTGCGCAGTCGGTATAATTTCAATCGTCAAAATAGTTCAAAAAAATAACAAATGAAAATCCTACTCGAAAAACTAAAAGAACCTTCAACATATCGTGGTCTTGCAATCATTGGCGGGGCGGTGGGCGTTAGTTTAGACCCCGCCGCATGGGAAACCATCGGAATGTTTGTTGCATCAATTATAGGGCTGATTGAAATCTTCCGAAAGGAAAAATGAATAAAGCAAAAGACATTGCTTTCGGTGCAATCGTTATTGCCTTCTTTCTCGTCCTGCTTTTCTTCGTTACAGGTTGCGCTTCCCTTGGGACGCCGCAAATTTGTGTGAAGACCGACTACGGGTCTTTTTGCTATCAACTGCCAGAAATGCCAGCATTGAAGGATAAATGATATTCGACGACCGAACAGAACGCAACATCGCATCCCTGCATCCAAGGGTGCAGGAAAAGGCAAGGGAGTTCATGCAACTTGCCATTCCTCTGATGAAGCGATACGGATTGGATGTTCGGATCATTTCAGGGTTGCGAACCTTTGCTGAACAGGATGCCTTGTATGCTCAAGGAAGGACTGCCAAGGGGCGCATCGTTACGAATGCTCGTGCTGGATATTCAAATCACAATTTCGGAACAGCATTCGATGTCGGGTTGTTTGAAGGGAAAAAGTATTTGGGGGAATCGCCAAAATACAAGGAACTCGGTCAGGCGGGAAAGAGTTTGGGGCTTGTTTGGGGCGGTGATTTCAAATCCATAAAAGATGAACCGCATTTTGAAATTTTGACTGGATTGACACTTGCCGAGATGCGCAAACGGATAGCCGACAAGAAGGATATTTTCGCATGAAGTTCATTTTAGAGTTCGACGAAACTGAAAGTTACGAGCACGAAGTTTGTTGCAAGTCTTTGGATATTCTATTGTTGCTCGACAATCTTGATTCTGAAATTCGTTCCGCATTGAGAAAAGAATGTGGAGAGTTTGCGAAGTTGGATGTTGAGACATTAGAGAAAATTAGAGATTGGGTTTGGGAGCAACGTCATTTTAGAAACATCCCTGAATTGAGATAACTTTTTTTTGAAAAAAGTATTTACAACATTTCAAAATTATTTAGATTAGTTCTTATCAGAAGGGATGACCCCTAATGATAAAACTAAAAAAAATAAAATAGAAATGAATTGTTCAACAACACAATACCAAGCCAGTCACGGAAAAAAACCACGCGGTTATGGCAACTGGGCCTTTGGCAACCTCGACGAAATTATGTTCATCACAGGAACATATACGCAAGCAAAAAAACAAGCCGCAGCTCACTTTAAAGGATGGTTTCAAGTTCTTCCATAAGGGGAAATTTTATATGACTGAGACAGCACAACAAAAACTTGATAACCTTGAAACACTGCAAGCGTTCGCTTTTGATAGTGATAAAAAAGTCACGATTGTAGTTGATGAAGATGGTTATTATATCATCGGAAACAAAATGTTCATTAACTATAAAGAGGGACTTAAATATATAGCTTCTATTTCTAATTAAAAACATGAACCCCACAACCTGCCAAATGATTTCATGGTTCTTTGAAGGAATCTTCAAAGTAGGAATCCCATTCATTTTAACTATCGCCGCATTCCATATTTACAGAAAATGAGTGCTATTGAAAAAACTTCAGCGACTTGCTTACCTCCAGAATTTTATCTGAAACTTTGGAAAGTAAATGCAACCAAAAATCAAGCTCAACCAAAATTTAAGTCAACTTTTATTCCTAAAAAAAATGAAACAAAAAATAGAAAATGAACTTCTCTTTACAAGGGAAGTTTTATGTGCAATGATTGAACGAGCAGTTTTGGATTGTAAAATAAAACCTGAAAAATATGTTCGGGCGCATACAAGAAATTTTGCATCTAAACAATATGAAGAGGCGGTTCATTTTTTAAAGAGTGATGGATTTACTAACATCTGTTTTGCATTAGGATTGCCAAGTGATAAATTGAAAAGGAAAGCATTTGCTTATGATTTTGGCAATTGATTCTGGAACTACTCAATCAGCTTTTGTTCAATATGATGAAAAGAACAATCGTATTTTAGATTATGGCATCTTGCCAAATCCAGAGATGAGACAAATTTTAATTGGGAGAGAATATGATTTAGTTGCTCTTGAAATGATTGCTTCATATGGAATGGCAGTTGGAGCAAGCACTTTTGAAACTTGTGTTTGGATTGGGAGATTTATAGAAATTGCCAGAACAAAAGTTAGGTTATGTTATCGTAAAGACATAAAAATGTATTTATGCAATTCGATGAGAGCAAAAGATGCAAATGTTCGACAGGCATTGATAGATTTATTAGGTCCACAAGGAACAAAGAAAAATAAAGGACCAACTTATGGTATTTCCTCTCATTCATGGGCGGCACTTGCAGTTGCAATTTATGCGGCAAATACAAACAAATGAAATCTTGGCATCCCATTTACATTTTATCTAAAGGAAGATCAAACAATGTAATTACTGCAAAGCTTTTACAATCAGAAAATATAGATTTTCTAATTGCAGTTGAGCCACAAGAGTTTGATTTATACAACAAGCAATTTCCTAATAAATGTATAAACATACAAAAAAATAATGAGGGTATTGCTTATGTTAGGAATTTCATAAAACAGCACTCCATATCAAATGGTGATTTATTTCATTGGCAAATGGATGATGACATCAAAAGTTTTAGGATTAGGACAAACAACAAAAACATCAAAACCGAATCAATTAAATGCATTCGGTTTATAGAGAATGAATGTTCTAAATACATAAATGTTGGCATTGCTGCACCGATTTATACTACATTTGCATTTAGTCAGGCAAATGATGTTTCATACAACCGACAGGCATGCAGTTGTGTTTTTGTAAATAACAAAGTTAAGGCAGTATGGAGAAAAGGGATAGTTGAAGATACAGACTATTCAATGCAACTTTTGATGAGTGGAGCAAAATCAACAAGTATAGAAACAAGATGGTGCTCAATAATTTTTAACCGTATCCTTATTGAAACAATGCCTTCATTTGTTCAAAAAGGAGGGTGCACCGATATTGAATTTTCGGGAGGAGGGCGTGCTAAAAATACAAGGGGATTGCTTGCAGCTTGGCCAAATGTTTTCAAAAGCAAAATAAAAAATGGTGTCATACATGTAATGCCATCAAGCATTTGGCGTAAATTTCCTCAACGCCCGATAAAAAAATGATTTACAATTTTATGGAATGTATTATTAGTTACTTTCTGCATCCAATATGGGTGTAGAAATTAGCTGGAAATAATTCCATCTAAAACCCAATAGAAAATAAATGAAAATAGTAACAGGAAAACAAAAACGGGCACAACGAGTTGTGCTTTACGGCGTGGAATCCATTGGAAAGTCCACATTTGCGGCTAACTTCCCGAAACCTTTGTTTCTGGATGTTGAAGGGGGAACAGCCCACCTTGATGTTGATCGAGTTGAAATCAATTCAGCAGATGAGCTTATCACCGCATTGAGTGAAGTGAAAAAACTCAACTATCAAACCATTGTCATTGATTCGATTGATTGGACTGAACGCCTTGTTGTGGAAGGATTGCTTGCTCAACATAAAAAAACATCGATCGAAGATTGGGGATATGGGAAGGGATGGGTTATGGTTGCCGAGAAAATGTCTCGTTTGCTTACAGCATTTGATGACTTGATCGGGCTTAACATCAATGTTGTGCTTATTGCTCACAGCAAAGTTCAGCGTGTTGAACCACCTGATCTTATGTCCGCATATGATCGGTATGAATTGAAAATGTCTAAACAGGCATCTCCGCTTATCAAAGAATGGGCTGATGAACTTTGGTTTTTGAAATTCAAAACAAAAGTCATGCAATCGGAGGGAGGCAAAGGTAAAGGAATGGGAGGAAAAGAACGCATTATGCTTACAACCCATTCTGCCGCTTATGATGCTAAAACAAGAAGTGGACTTCCTGAAGAGTTGCCTCTTGAATGGAAGAGTGTTTCGCATCTGTTTGAAGTGGCGAAGAAAGAGGTTATTGTTAAACAAGAACAGCCAATTACAGATTGGGAACAGAAGTTAATTGATAATGAGCAATTGGTTAATGATTTTCTGATTGCAAGAAATGTTCTTCTTGAAGGATACACATGGCGGGATTGCTCGCCAGATTACTTAAAACGAATTGCAAATAATGTTGATAAATTCATTGCAACAGCACAAGAATGGAGGAATCAATAATGAAAGAGATTAGTCCATCGATGTTACCTAAACTTGCATCATGTCCTTTATATCAAGGAACAGAAGGAGGTAATGCCGCTACTTCAAGAGGAACAGATATTGATATTGTTGTTCGTGAATTGGTCGGAAATCTACAACCTTCAATTCAACTTTCTTCCGAGGATGCCTTTGTTGCAACTTGGGGTGAAACTAAATTGAAAGAACTTGCTAAAGGTGAATATATTGAAACGAGAGAAGAGTATCTTGGAATGGCTGTTCCTCATATGGGCAAGATGGGAACAGCAGACGGAAGATGTAAACCTTTAAGTTGGGTTGCTGATATTAAAACAGGACAGGTGCGCAATTACCGAGAACAATTAGCTGCATATTGTCTTGCTTGTATGAATGATGAGTTCAAAACATCATATACTGCCCATGTGATTTATGTAGATCAACAGCTTGTTCGATCTTATGATTTTACTTGGGATGAAGCAGAGCGGATTGTTCTTGATGTCTTGAATAAAGCAACAAGTAAAGATGCTGAACCTATTCCATGCGAATATTGTTCTTGGTGCAAGCACTTCACAATTTGTAACAAGATTGTTACTCAAGCAGAATCTGCTGTTTATACGATAGCCGCTCCAAATGGAAATTCACTCGAAAAAATCAAAGCTGAAATCCTTTCCAGTAATGAATCAATCAGTGGATTTGTTCGCAACTGGAAGCTTGCAGAGAAAGAGATTGCTGAACCAGTAATTGAAGAAATGAAATCCCGACTTGAATCTGGAACAGAGATTCAGGGATGGAAGCTTTCAACAAGTGCAGGACGGCAATTTGTCGAAACAAAGGCAATTGCAGATGCAGCAAAAAATGTTTCGCCAGAAACATTGATTCTTGCTATGGGTGGAAAAATGAGTTTAAAGAATTACTTTGAATTTTGTGCTTCCAATAATGTTGAACCAGATAATTCTGCAGTGAAAACTGGATCACCAATTCAAACGCTTCGTCAAACCAAAACTAAATAATTTTTCTCGATCAACTGACACTGCATCAGGGAAAAAGGGGGGCAGCGCATCCCAAAAAACGCTGACCAAAACATAAAACAGAAAGAAAATAAAATGCCTACATACAAAGCAAACGAGCCAAAAAAACAAGCAATCTACTTCGTCGAACCGAGTGTTTACGAGGTTGAAATCAGGAAAGCAATCGAGAAGGTTTCGCAGAGCGGAAATCCGATGATCAAACTTACCTGCACAGTCATCATGCCCGATGGTAACGATGGCCCTGAACTTTGGGAACATCTAACATTCACGGAAAAAGCAGCTTGGAAGATCGACCAAGTTCTTGCGGCAATTGGAACTGCGGTTGTCGCTGGTGAGGAAGTTGATGTTGAACCAGAGCAATTGATCGGCAAGAGGGGGGTATGCCTGATAGGTGAAGAAGCAGGATCAGAAAACCCCGAACATCGGTTCAACAAGATTGATCGTTGGTTTTTTGGGGATGAGAAAAAGGAGTGGTTGTCTGGAAAAAAGACAACTCCACCACCTGTTAAACGAGAAATGAAATCGAATGTTTCAGTTAAGTCTTTAGACGAAGCTGATGAGATTCCGTTCTAAGTGATTACTAACGCCCTCTCAATCCGACTTGTTATTTGTATGAACGACTGCCCGATTGGGTTACGACTTCAAAAGGATGAACCTTTGCCTGTTTACCAGCATACTTATGATGACACAGAGGATGGGAGGGCGTTAGCCTTAACGCACCTTGAAAAAATAAAAAACTATGTCGACCGACACCGAGATGTTGGAAATAGTAAAAAGAAGGGCTTCTGATATTTTAGATTCGGTTCAATATCTAAAATTCTGGCATATTTCGCTTGTAAATGAAAACAAGATACTAAAAGACGAGATAAAAGCATTGAAAGAATACATTCAGGAATTAGAAAAATGAAAGAACCCAAATGGAAGTGGAAGGGATATGTAATGCGATCATGGCCAAATTACGATGATGGCATAACAAGATATGATTACGAAGCATTGATTGATGGTCAATGGGTCGAAGTGTTAAACGGAGCATTTGATTTTGATTCCGTTCAAGCACAAATTGCGTTAGATGCTTATTTATTGAAAACAAAAAAATGATCCTATCACCAGATTTTTGTGACCATTACAAAACTAAAATCTTAATCAAGCTTGCTGGACACGCTGGCGTTTATAGTCTTCTAAAATTATGGGGGCAATGCCAATTCAGGCGTTCAGAACGTTTAGAAAAACCTCCTGAAATCATTGCCACTATTGCAGATTGGAACGACGATCCAGTCAAATTAGAAAAGGCTTTAATCGAAAGTGGTTATGCAAAAAGAGAAGGCAAGACTTTAATTATGCACGATTGGGAAAATCAAAACAAGAAGATCATCAGCAATTATACAAATGGCAAGAAAGGCGGGAGGCCAAAATCAAGTGGATCCACCGATTCAAAAAGCGAAAAAAAACCATTTGCTTTCAAGCTATAAAAAACCAAAAGAAAACCAAACCAAAACCAAATTGAAACCAAATAGAAACCCATCCATAACCATGTTCACCCGAGACAGACAGATTATATCTGTCTGAAGACAGATATAGCTTCGCTATCCCGCTTAGGCGGGAGCGAAGCAAGCCTATAAAAAATAAATGCCAAAAATAATCAGAGAAAATAAAACGGATTCCAAACCGAGCATTCCAATGAATGCATCAGCCGAGAAAGCGGCAATTTCAATCATCCTTCAGAACCATGCGGCACTCGACATGGCAAAGTGGGATTCAGACCTATTTGTTAATCCAACCCATAAGGAACTTTTATCAGTTGCCAAGGAAAATCATCATATCGGTAATCCTGCCGATATGTTTAAGCTTCAGGCATTGCTTGAAGAGAAGGGGGTTTTAGAAGTGGTGGGGGGGGCGTATGGGTTTACTGAAATCTTTACGGCATATCCTGCACCAGATGCAACAATGGCATTGGAGTTCAGAAAAGACCTGATGAAAGCGAGAAAATACCGAAAGGCATTGCTGAAACTTTCAGAAAGTAACCAAGACATTCGGGAAATGCGAGCGGATCTCGTAGGGATTGGACAAAGTTTAGCATCAGAAGACGAAGAGCAAGAAACAAAGACATCACTTGCCCAGCAATGCACAGCGTTAATTGTAGAATTAGAACGCACCACTGCACCAGAGCGATTGAAAACAGGAATCAATGGTCTTGATGAATTACTGAACGGTGGTTTTGAGCGAGGAACGGTCGCTGTATTCGCTTCCGAGACTTCTGGGGGTAAATCCATAGCTTTACTACAAACAGCCCTACAAGGGGCTGTGGACGCAAAGAGAGGTGTTGTTTTCAGCCTTGAAATGAATGCGACTTCAGTATTGTCGAGAATGGTTGCAAATTTATCAGGATTCAAATGCGTATCGGCATACAACAATCCAAATAAAGCTCAAGTAAATGGAATTGCAGGAGGGATTGCCAGACTTTCAAGACTTCCCATTATTATTGAAGACACCATTAACGGCATTGATGAAATTGAAGCATTCTGTCGTAGGGAAATAAAAAATGGTCTTGATTGGGTTGTTGTTGATTACATCCAACTTTGTTCTGCTTCAGCAGATACGCAATCAGAAACCAGAGAACAGCAGGTTAGTGAAGTTGTGAGAAGGTTGAAACTTCTTGCTTTGAAATACAACCTTTGGATATTGACTGCAAGCCAAGTAAATGATAGAGGTGAATTGCGTGAAAGTAGAGCAATCGGTCACCATCCCGATTATGTTTTGGCAATCGATCACTCCGACCATCCCGATTCCCTGATTCGGATTATGAAAAACAGAAACGGTGTTCGATATGTAAATGCTGAAGTTGAAATGAAAGGGGAAATTTCTAAATTTGTTGACCGATGAAGTGTATTCTTTGCAATAAACAAACAGGAGTCGTTGATACGAGATTAAAAAATCCACACGAAACAATCAGAAGAAGAGAATGCCCTTCATGCAATGTGAGATTTAATACGATTGAAAAAGTATTAGGCAAAGTTTCGAGAGATCGAGATAAAAAGATAAAAATAAAGGACATTGTGATTCGATCAGAAGATGATTGGATTGAAAGAGTTCCACGATCAGATTATTCCGACAGGATTTTTGGGAAAATTTGATGTTGACAATAACAACAATTCCGATACGATAAAAAAAGATGACTGATTTTCGTGACGCATCGCAATACGACGAAGCAAGTTATACCCCTAACTTTTTTTTTGACGAGGAGGGGGGGGGTGATAACGAACTTGGAAAAACAAGTTATCGTGAAGCGTCGGAAAAACTTATCGAAGTCCTGAACCAGAGCATCACATTCCTTGCAATCCACGGATATTCTAAAAGCAAAACATTGTGGGGAGTAGCCTTTGCTCTTGGGCATCCACTTACAGCAGGTATGTCAATGTTGGAAGCAGGACGGATGTTAGGTTGCACAAAACAAGCTATCAGCAAGATTGCAATGGACTTTTTAGATCATACTGGATTACCACCCTCGTCAGCACTAAAATCAGAAGAAGCTAAAAGCACATACAAATTAACAAATGGAAACAGAAAACAAAAACCAGATAGTCCCGACAACCTTGGGAGCAATTGAAGGGGAAATCAAACGGGCGTATGCTGAAGCAAATGCACTTGCCCTAACAGCAAAACAAAATGCTAGAGCCGCAATTATGCGGATGGCAGATTGCGGTGACATGATCCTGCTTGGTCGTGAGCAAATCAAAGGAGGAAAATCTGAGTGGATTGAGTCGTTAGGCATTCCAGTAGATAAATCTGAAAAGGCAATTTCACTTGCTCGCAATCGTGAACAACTTGAACTTGAATTATGGCCTTCAGATGTAGCCAAACTTGGCGCACAATTGATTGGAATTTTGCCTTCAAATGTTTCTGCTCAAAGAATGGAGAATGATCCTGAACGCACAACCAAGACATCTACTCATTGGATTACTTATGTTGGCAAAATAAATGATTCTTTAAAACAACTATTTACATCTAAACCATTAAGCACTTGGCGTGAAGATGAAAAACAAAATGTAAAAGTTGCTTTGAAACCTTTAATTGATTTGTATGAAAAACTTTAACATTTAAAATATGAAAAGAAAATTGCAAAAAAAACTACCGCAGGGGTGGGGGGTATACTTCCAAGAAAACTATTACCGTTCCGAAGGGGGGGCGAACAACCAGACT